GCCGAGTTTCATGCCGATTGCACCGACCGCTTTGTAGGCCGGGGATTCTCCGAGGTAGCGACCGCCTTCGAACACGCCGATGTCGAAGGCGATGCCGAAGTTGTGATTGCTGTAACCGCCGCGCGCATTCGTGACGATGCGGCCGGGTTGGCTCCGGCCCTGTTCGTAGAGGGCGTTCTGCTCCTCGAAGGTGCGCGTGCCGGAGATGACTTTGATTGCGAGGCCGACAGCCGCCGCGCTTTCGATGAGAGCGCGCGCCAATGGCTGAACCTGTGGCAGTAAGGTGGCGATGTTCCGCTCACTTCGCTCGTCGGCCAGTGTGGTGGTGGAGACAGCGGGAGCTTCACCAACGATGGCACGGTGGATTGCAGTCCAAGTCTGCGGTCCTGGGTTGCCGTCCACGGTCACGCCGAGTTTCGCCTGCACCGCGCGGATGGTGGCATCGAGCGTCATTTCGCGTAGCCCTCCTTCTTCGGCAGTGCGAATTCGACGGCACCGCCGCCGTATTGCGGATGCTGGTATTCGAGCCGCATCAGCGAGCCGCAGCCGCAGAGCAGCAGTGCGAGGAGGACGACGACGAGGAACCCGAGGGCGAGTTTCAGCGGATAGAGGAAACAGTCCTGCTTCATGCCGACTCCGGCGCGTCAACCGCCGCGTCTTCGCCCGCCGGCTCTGCGGGCACTACGGCCTCGCGGCCGATGAGCTTCAGCATCGTCGCCGCGGCAGCCTGCATTGCCTCGCAGTCAAGGTAGTGGTTTGGTCGCTTGCCGATCTGCTTCCAGAGCCACTTACCGCCGTCCTTCACGCGCTGCTCGCTTTCCATCTGCGCGAGATAATCGTCGTCGATGTCGTCGGGCACTTCCCATGTCGCGCCGCGCTCCGGGTCTTGATTGCGCCGCAACCGAGCAAGCGTGTCCTTGATGTTCAGGTTGCTCCAGTAGTGGACGAAGCAATGCCGCGTGTGGCCGAGCACGACCTTGCGGCGTGGCGAGTAGAACCGCTGCACGCTCTTTCCGCTTTTAGTGCGATGCACGAACGTCGCGCGCCGGTCGCCCATCAATGCGACCCAGCCGCGTTCGGCACACTCGCGATAGACGTCGTAGGTCGCGTGGCCGGCATCGAGAAAGACGAGGCTGGGATGGATGCCAAACCGAGCCTGCAATGCCTCGACATCCTGAAACGTAAGCAGGCGTTCGTTCCAAACGAGACGAGAGGAGCCCGTCGCGCTCCACGAGCGCACGACGCCGAAGAGGTGATCCATCTGGCAGTCCACGGTGATGATCCGCAGCGGTGCGGCGATGTCGCCTGGCTCGAATGGCGCGGCGACGAGCTGGCCGCGGCTGTTCACGCCGGCCTCGTCCTCCCAGAGCTCGCCCTTGTGGTAGCCGCTGCGTGTGATCTCCAGCTTGTAGTCCTCGGCGTATTCGCGCCACGGCAGCGCGAGGCGTTTTTGATAGAACTGTTTCAGCGCGCTGATGTCGCCTCGCCGGGCAATGGCCTTTGCCCGCAGATATAACTCCGCAAGCGCGCCCCAGCTCATCGTGCAAAGCGCATTCCAATGAAACCCGACGCTCTCTTTCGCCGCGCGTGGGTTCTGCGGGATGAAACGGCCGGTGGCGTTCAATTCCCGTCGCGTGCGGTCACTGTCGTCGAAGTAGTGATTGCACGACGCGCACCGCATCGCCGCTGTCCGGCGCACTTCCGCGTAATCCCACTCACCGTTCTCGTCGCGCGCCGACTTCGACCATTCGATCTGATCCCACGACCACGGCTGGCGCGTGCCGCACTTCGGACATTGAAAGGTCCACTCCCGCATGTCGGTCGTCTCGAACTTCCGATGCGTGTCGTCATTCTCCTCGCCGCCCTGCGACATAAACAGACACTTGCCCAGCCAGCCGAACGCCGTGACGCGCGCCTCGGCTTCAGCCATGTGCCCGACCGGCCAGCGCCACGTCTCGTCACCGATGAGCCAGCGGATCGAGCGGCGCTGAAGGTTCGTCTTATTGTGCGCGCCGAGCACCCAGAGCGTCATTCCGTTGCGGAAATGGATCGTGGTGTTTCGCTTTTTGTGCCGGTCGCCTGGGAAGAGCGACTTCACCGGCGCGCAGTCCTCAAAGAGCTTGTGCAGCCGCGACTCCGCCTGGTCTTTGGCATCGTCGTCGGTCTGATCGAGCCAGAGCGTCGGGCCGGGATGATTGGCGATGACGTGACAGAGGCCCAGCTCACCCACGCTCGTCTTGCCCGATTGAATGGCCGCAATGATGAACACGAGCCGCACCCGTGGATCGACGACTGCCTCGAGCGGCTCGCGGATCTGCGGCGAGTTCTCCGACCGGAATCGCCCGGGGATGGGGGAGTAAGGAATAGAGTGAATGTGCTCCTCGGCCCACGCCCACGGCGGACGGCGATCCGGTGGACGCCACGCGTCGCGCCAGATGGTGACGAGTTCCGATCCCGAACGATCGTGCCTGTTCATCCCGCGTGCAGCACCGCGAGGACTTCATCAATCGCCTTGCGGCACTCCTCCTGAATGCCGGTTGCGTCGAGGCCGGAAAGAATTGGCGGGAGTTCGTTCTCGAATTTCCGCCGCAGCAACGCGGTCGCCTGGCCGACGAGATTCGTCCAGGTCGCGCGCACCACTTCGACGGCGATGAATTCGCCCCGCTTCACCGCCAGCCGCATCTCACGCTCCTCCACTTCAGCGAGAAGTTTACGCGCCTTGAGTGCCTGCTGCACGTCCGGCTGCTCCTCACCGCCTTTTAGCCCGCGCTGGCGCATGAACTCACGCCATTGCTCGACATCGTGCAGCCCGTTCGACCCCGCCTTCGGTGCATCGTCGAACTTCTTCCAGGAGTGAATCGCTTGGCGGCTGACCTTCAGCGCGCCGGCCAGTTCGACGAAGTTCCGCACGAACGCCGGGCCTTCCGCACCCGCGCCGACTGCCATTGATTGCAGCATTGCCCGCTCGGCCCGGCTGATCTTGCCGCCTGCCTGCACTCGTTTGACGAGGTTGGCAAAATCGCGGTTGAGCAGCCGCTTGGCTACATCGGGTGGAATGGCGTCCATGCCCCCGTCGTCGCGTCAAAGCGGCCTGCTTCGTTGCGCAACGAAGGCGCTGCCTACTTCCGTCGCCGCTGCGGTTTCACCTTTGGTCTCGTCTTGGTGCCCTGGATGATGGCGAGCATCGCGTTTAGCCCGAAGCCTTGCGGCATCGCGCGCTCCTGCTCCCAGTTTTCCAGCGAACGCCTGGACACACCGAGCTTGTCGGCGGCGGTCTGCTGCGTGAGCTGGTTCTGTTCGCGCCAGTCGGTGAGCAGCTTGGCGAATTGCTTGTGGGTCACGGCACGGAGTGTCCGCAGGTAGCGTAGCCCGGTCAAGGCACACGCCTTTGACAGTCGGCGACGGGCGTGAAGATCCACTGCGCGCACAACGCCCTCGTCGATCCGGCGACCCTGAAGCCGAATCCGAAGAACCCGAACCGGCATAGCGCGCACCAGATTCAGCTCCTCGCGTCCATCATTCAGGAGCAGGGCTGGCGCGGCCCGATCACCGTGAGCAAACGCAGCGGCCTGATCGTGCGCGGCCACGGGCGGCTTGAAGCCGCGCTGCTCATGAGCGCGACGGTCGTGCCGGTGGACTATCAGGATTACGGCAGCGAAGCGGAAGAACTCGCTGATTTGCTCGCCGACAATCGTCTCGCGGAGCTGGCCGAGCTGGATGAGGACGAGCTGAAGCGCCTGCTCGAAAGCATCCGCGAAAGCGATCCGAGCTTCGACATCGAGCTGACTGGTTTCATGGAAGACGAGATCGCCCGGCTCTACAAAGAGGAGACTGCCGACGACGTGGAGACGGTGCCACGCATGGAGATTCAGGCGTTCGAGCACCACGATTACCTCGCCTTCTTCTTTCACGATCTTCGCGACTGGATGCTCGCGCTCCAGCTCCTCGGCGTCCGCGAAGTGGATTTCTCGATCACCCGCAAAACCAAAAAAATCGGCCTCGGCCGTGTGCTCCATGGAAAACGCCTCCTCGACCTCGCCCGGCGCATCGCCGGGAATCAATCGCCTCAGCCCGACGGAGTGGTCGGAGCTTTGTCCGCTGACTCTGCGCCTGGTGATCATGTCGCGCAGCCGCCCGCGGGCGATCACGAGCCACAAGCTGTTCCCGAGCGCGATCCTCGTGGTGCCCGAGAGTGAGGTTGCCTCCTACGCGCACGTCGCGCTTGAAACGGTCGCCATCCCGGACGCCATCAGCGGCGTGAGCGCGGTGCGAAACTGGATTCTGCGCCGCTTCACCGAAGACGCGATCGTGATGCTCGATGACGACATCAGCGCGTGCGTCTGCATGGTGTCGCTGCGCTGCCGCAAACTCTCGACCGACGAGACGCTCGCAATGCTGGAAAACACTGCCTACTGCGCTCGCGGTGCGGGTGCCCGCTTGTTCGGCTGGCACCAGCGGAGTGACCCACGACTGTTGCAGCGCAACGATCCGTTCGGCGTGAATCATTGGGTAGGCGGTGCCGTGGGCGTCGTGCGTGATATGAATGGCGGCGTCCCGAAGTGGGATGAACTGCTCAAGTGCAAGTGCGACATCGACGCGACGCTGGAGGAACTGATGGTAAATCGCCTGGTCTTCAACGAAGCGCGCTTCTGCTTCTCCCAAGAACGTGACAAGAACCTCGGCGGCAACTCGCTCTTCCGCACCGCTGACCGCATCGCTGCCGAGAAGCGTTACCTCAAACGAAAGTGGAAGGCCCACATGCGGTTTGAAGAATACAAGAGTCAGGATCGCGTCGCGATTGATGCGCCGCGGCGACAGTCATTCTCGCTCGATGCCTAAAATGGAGACGCTCAGCGATGGACTCAGCGCGGCCCGGATGACGAGGGCAAGGCCATGTCCTCAATCACTCCACGCGCCCGCTCGAAGCACCCCTCAACACCCTCCTTTCTTTTTGGCCCAACGTGCCCGGCGAACGAAAATCAAGCCATGCGATTTCTAACTAAACGAGGCTATGAGTTTGGCGAGGTTTCCTCGGCGATGCAGAAAGCAATTCGCCGTGGCGATACTCGACTCGCGGGCTATTGGGCCTTGGAACTCTGGGCCAGCGGCTACGGCAACTATGTCTGGAAGCGGCTTCTCACTGTAAGCGCCGAAGACTGCTTCGGAATTTTGACTCAGGAAGTGAAAGCGCTGCACGACAGCTACGCTCTCGTCAATGCCAACGTGCCGGCGAAACAGGCCAAAGGACGCATCTTCATCAGCAAGGCCGTGATCCTTCTCTGCGCGGCGAAGAAGAGTCGTGACGCGGACCACTTGCAGAACTTCGTCTATGACCAATGCGCCGGACTCGATGCCGACAAGCTCGCTGCCGATCTGCTGAAAGCGGGACGCGAGAAGATTCCCGACTACGCCTTTGATTGCCACACGCAGAAGGGGCGCAAGATGGGCAAGACAAAGGCTGAGTTCTTCCGCGACGAGCAGGCCGCGTTGGAGCCATTCCAGCCGGGGTTGTTCGACGACCTCATCGAGGATTGAAGGCTCGCGCCATCTAGGAAGGCTGATCGGCCCCTCGGCCATATCACCATACCACCCGCGGCTGCTGACTCTTATGGGGCGGTGGAACTCGAAGGCCAATTTCGCCTGTAAAACGAGCGGGCGGGTTTAGCGCACCTTTTCAGCGGATGGTGCGGCTTGTTAGCAGGAAAACGGCTTGCCTTCACCTTTCGCGCCAAGCGCGGCCCGCTCCGTTTAATGGTGAAAAATATGGCGATGCAAACGGATGGATTCCACGCGGCTGCCCGGACGAGGCAAGGGCATGAAACAGCCAAAAACTGAATACGTCGGAACCTTCATCAAAGCCACGGGCGCAGCGCGCACGATGCGCTTTGTCACCTCACCGGACAAACTCCGCAGCGGCGGTCTTATCACCGTCTTCGACGTGGAGAAGCGCAGCCTGCGGAAGTTCAACCTCGCCACGCTCGTCGGACGGCTGAGCGCCATCACTTCGGACGCGCCGCTCTCATTTTGCGCGTGAACTCCGCACTATGCGTATGAACGAACCTTTCCGCTTCATCCTCGCCGGGAACGCCGTCTTCACCGTTGAGAACACGGCCACGGGAAACCGCTTCACTTTCAAGGTGCGCCGGCCCGATGACGACAAGCCGCACTTTGTCAGCGTGCTCACCGGCCCGGACAACGAGCGCGATTACTCATTTCTCGGCACGGTGTTCACGCCGGAGCGTTATCACCACGGGCGGCGTTCGCGGATCGCCCAGGATGCGCCGAGCGCGCGGGCATTTGAGTGGCTGTTTCGCCAGTTGAGCGCCGGGCATCCGCTGCCACCGCAGGTGCGGCTGTGCCATTGCGGGAAGTGCGGCCGCTGCGGGCGGACGCTGACGGTGCCCGAGTCCGTGGAGTCGGGCTTCGGCCCTGAGTGCATCAAGACCATCGAGGGAGGCGGGCGATGAAGGCGCTCCGCCGGTTGATGCGCGCGTTTTTCGCGGAGTGGCTCGCCGACCTCGGCGTGCTGCTCCGCAGCCTAGACCAGAAACCAAAACCAAAACACAAACGATGAACCACATCACCAAGCCAATGCTCGCCGGCAAGTGCGAGCGCCCGGATGCCCTGAGTTTCCCCGTGCTCGCCACGCCAAAGCTCGACGGCATCCGTTGTTTGAAGATCAACGGCCGCGCCCTGACGCGTTCGTTCAAACCCGTGTCCAACCGCTTCACGCGCGGCTGGATTGAAAGCCATCTGCCCGACGGCCTCGACGGCGAGTTGATCGTGCGCGGTGCCACGTTCAGCGAAACCGCCGGGCACATCGGGCGCGAGTCCGGCGAGCCGGACTTCACCTTCGCCGTGTTCGACTACGTGAGCGACGGCGTGGACGTGCCGTATGCTTGCCGGATGCAGGAACTCAAGCGCCTGCCCGAGTTCGAGCACGTCGAGAAAATCCTGCCCGTGGAGATCCGCGACGCCGTGCAGCTTGCGGCCTACGAGGAAGATTGTCTGGCCGAGGGCTACGAGGGCGTGATGATCCGCACGCCCGACTCGCCATACAAGTGCGGGCGCTCGACCGAGCGCGAGGGATGGCTCTTGAAGATCAAGCGGTTCGAGGACGCGGAGGCCGTGGTGCTCGACACCTACGAGGGCATGAGCAACCACAACGAAGCGCAGCGCGACGCTTTCGGTCGCACCAAGCGCAGCTCGGCGCAGGCGGGGAAAGTGGGCCGGGGCGAACTCGGCGGTTTCGTCGTGAGCGCGGTGGATTCCAACGTGGTGTTCCGGCTCGGCTACAACCATGTGCTCGGCGGTGTTGATCGTGTGACCCTTTGGGGGCAGCGGGAGTCATTGGTCGGCAAGCTCGTGAAGTTCAAACATCAGCCAAGCGGTGCGAAGGAAGCCCCGCGCTTCCCCAAGTTCGTCGGATTCCGGGAGGCGTGGGACTTGTGAACCCCTCACCAATGGCGCGGAGCGATAGCAGGCTTCCGGCTCACTTCACCTTCCGCGCCAACCGAAGGCTGCCACGAAAAATGGTGGAAAATATGGTGTTCAATACTGATGGCCCTTCGCGGCACCGGCGAACGAGGAAGGAGGCCATGAACGCAATCCAATCCACTGAACTCCAAGCGGCGATCAGCCGCGGCCCCGACGCGGTGAACGTGCTTCTCCGCTCAAAACGCGAGCTGCTGCGCTGCGCGCTCAATGCCTGCTTCGCCGGCCAGCCGGTGCCCAAGCAGGACATCGACCAACTCCACACGGACATCGCCGCTGCGCAGGCCGCGTTGCGGAACCTCTAACTCTCTTTTTGCCAAAGGAGTCCGCAGTATGCGTAGTTTCAGAAAACAGCAAGACACGGAAGCGACGGCCATCCGCTTCGGCATCGAGTTGGAGACGAAGATTCCCCGCACCAGCGGCCTTGCCGTGGGCGGGTATCACAACGGCTACCCGGTGCGCTCTGGCCGTGCGACCACCGGGCAGGAACTCCCCGCGCCCAACTTCAATGGAGCGACGTGGCGGGCTGACCGCGACGGCTCAATCACCTGCGAGCCGGGCGAGATGCCCTGCGAGTTCGTGTCGCCCATTCTCCACGGGGAAGCCGGCGTCGAGTATCTCTGCCAGTTCGTCGAGTGGATACTCGCCATCGGCGCGAAGGTGGACGGCTCGTGCGGCTGCCACATCACCGTCGGCATTGAGTCGGTGATCGGCAGCGCGCAACCGGAGAAGGTGAGCGAGTTCGTGCGCAAGCTTGCGCACATCTCGCAGTGGCACGCGATGTCGCTCTACGGCCAGACGGGCACCGGGCGTCACCTGAACCGCTACAGCCACACGCTCGCCGCCGACGTGGAGCGCCACATGCGCAAGATCGTGAACACGAGCAGTGTGGCGGACAAGGAAGCCGCCGCGGCGGCGTGCGGGCGCGGGATGCTCAATGTCCAAAAGTCATTTCGGATGCGGGGCAGCGAGTATGTCGGCGCGGTGGAGTTCCGCGTGTTCGCGGGCACGACGAGCCTGACGAAAATCCTCCACCACGTCGCCACCGTGCTTGGGCTCTGCCGCCGCGCGCACCAAGTTCAATGCCTCGGCGCGTTTCGGAAGAACAAGCTGCAAGTGAAGCGCACGCAGACTGCCGAGAGCGCGCTGCATTTCCTCCACGATTACCTCGGCTGGAACGGCAGCGCGCGGCCGGTGGCGCTCGGGATGTTTGGCCGCCTCCACTCGGAATTCCCGGTCTGCCGCGACGAAGCGCAGCGCCTCTGCCGCAAGTTCGATGAGCGCTACCCCGACGCCCGCCTGTGAACCCGCCCGCCCTCAATCCTCAACCCATCCAATTTCCATGTGTGTCGTTCTGATCTGTCCGCCAAAGCAACGCCCTGACCTGACCATCTTGCGCGCGTGTCACGCCGCCAACCCGCACGGCGCGGGTGTGGCGTGGCGCGACAAGCGCCGCATCCACTGGAGAAAAGCGCTCACGCCCGGTGAGGTGAACCACCTGATGCAGAAGGTGCCGGGCGAAGTGATTATCCATTTCCGCTGGGCCAGCGTCGGCGGCGTCGAACCGCTGCTCTGCCACCCGTTCCCGGTGGCTGCGGATGCGGCGCTCGGCTACGAAGGCGTCTGCAAGTCCGTGCTCTTTCACAATGGAACGTGGGGCAACTGGGAGGCCGCGCTAGAGATCACCGGCGAACTCGCCGGACCGATGAGCGACAGCCGCGCTGTGGCCGCGCTCGTGCATCACAAGGGCAGCAAACCACTCAAGAAGCTGCCGGGCCGGTGGGCGATCATGCATGCCAAGGAGATTGAGCTGTTCGGGGACTGGCAACCGTGGCGCGGGTTCCTCGCCAGCAACACGAGCTTTCTGCCCTACCTCACCGCGAGCGCCGGGCGCGCATCCTTTTCGACGCAAACTCCGCACTCTGCGGAGCCGCGCCGAAAACCGAGTCCAACGGGAAACATGGGTCAGCTCCCGCTGGCGCTCGGTAATCACCAACGCTGACCCGCAACACCAAAACAAACCTATGAAGCTCTTTAAGCTCATCGCCAGCAAGGCTGGCAAAGTGGTCTTCGATGATCGCATCGAGGCCGAGAACCCGCGCACGGCGCGCGAGCAGATGAAGTCGCTGCTCGGGCTCCAGTCGCTCACTGGCGTGGTCTATTCGATCACGGAAATCCCCGTCGAACTGATCCGCGAGATCGTGACCGCCAAAGTCCTCGAGATCGTGGGCAGCCGCCGTGGCGGTGGCGCGACCATCGACGTGAGCCGCATCGTGAACGACGCTGCGAACGTCGCCGTCAGCGACAAGTTCCGCCCGATCGAGCAGCGTCTTGCCGCACTGGAGTCCGGTCGCACAAGCAGCGGGGCCAACTCCACATCCAGCCGGCGCTTCGACGCCTTCCAACGCGATTCAACGCGCTCCCGTGAGACCGATACCACGGCCACCAACGGCCGTAGCGCGGGCAACGCCGCGCCGGAGCCGGAGACGCAGACGGGCACGGACTGGCGGGCGGTCAGACGGTTCTATAAGCAGACGCGCAGCCCGAAGCAGACGGCGGCGCACTTCGACCTGTCGATCAACACCGTGAAAGCACGTGTGCGCCGGGAGGGCTGGTAGCCGTGGTCACAGTCACTCGCTACGGAAAGCGGAACTGGGCTGTGTGGCTCGATGGCGAACTCGTGGTGGTCGCGCTCTACCGAAAGGGCGCGGCTACCGTGGCCGACAAGCTGCGTGAATTGGTCAGCCTGAAAGGAGGCGTGTATGCGGCTGCGGCATAATCATCGCAACGGCTCGACGCCGCGCGGCAAATCGGTGCTTGTCGTGCCGGTAACGCCACCGTCGCCGATGAACTGGCGACCGAGCGACCCGGACGATCTTATCGGCCAGGCCCGCGAAGTGTGCGCCGCCCAGGTTGCCAAGGCGTGCCGCCTGCGTGGCGCGCGCAACGCGGCGTGCAAGCTCCTGCTCTACGGCCCACCCGGCGTCGGCAAAACAACAGTCGCCGAGCTCGTCGCACTCGCGCTCACCGGCGCAAAGCTGAGCATCGAGTCATACAACGGGAAGGAAGTCACGGTGGACATCGTGCGCGAGTGGATGGCGATGCTGGCCTATGGCTCGCTGTTCTCGAACTGGTCGGTAAAGATCATCAACGAACTCGACCGTTGCTCGAAGGATAGCCAAGACATCCTCCTGAGTTACCTCGACCGGCTGCCTCCCGGTAAGGCACTCATCGGCACCAGCAATCTGCAGCTCGATTTGCTGACGGAGCGGTTCCAGACCCGCTTCCAGAGCATTAAGATCGCGACGCCAACGACTGACGAAATCGCCGCGTTCCTGTGTGTGCACTGGCGTGTGCCGCGGGACGTCGCTGCGCGGGTCGCCGTCGGCAGCGGAGGTTGTGTGCGCGCTGCACTCGCGGACTTGGAGACGTGGCTCGATGTGAAAGGAGGCGGGCTGTTGTGAAAGCACACGTCCACTCGATCACGTTCGACAAACGCGAACGGCCGAAGTGTGCCGTTGTTGTTACACCGCGCGGCATCGTGGAAGTGGAGTGGCGCTGCGTTGCCGGCGACTGGTGCTGGTTCACCAGCGGAACGGGCGACGCCAAGAAGCTCGCGGTGCTTGCCATCGAGCGCATCCACCGGCGTTTCGCGCCAAGGCCCACGCCCATGCGCGACGTGGGATGCCGCTACTGCGGTAAGCCGAGCGAGGACGGCTCCGGAGTCTGTGACCGCTGCGAACGACGCTATGAGCGCCCTTGACTCCTTAGCCTCACCTTTCGCGCCAACCGCGGCCCGCCACGCAAAATGGCCGACAAAAATGGTGCGCCTCCCGCGATGGACAAAACGAGCGGTGGACGACGAGGGCAAGGGCATGACCATTCAACAACTCAAGCAACTCATCGCCCATCTGCCCGACGACGTGGAGGTGCTGACCTGGGACCGCGACACCGCCAATCCCGTCGAGCAGATCATCACCTATCAAGCGCCGGTCGATCCCATCGCGGGCGTCACCGTCACCGAGCAGGACGCCTCGTGCGTCAGCGACTTCGCCCCGTCTCCCCGCGCTGCGCTCATCCTCGTCTGTAACTCCTGAACCCATCCTATGCCTGAACACGAAATCCCACCGGATGCCGCCACGGCGGCTGACCATCGCAACCCGCGCCGTCGCAACAACGGCGCCACCAACGGCGAAGCGCCCGACCTCGGCGTGCTCGTCACCCCGCAGCCGCACGACGAACTCGAGCGCCTCGTGCTTCACGGCGACGTGCGCGACGACATCGCCGCCGGGCTGCGCGCCATCCAGCGCCGCTCCGATCTCGAAGCGGTGTGGAGCATCAGCCAGCTTCAGCCACAGGACGGCCGCTGCATCCTCAACTTCCACGGCCCGCCGGGCACGGGCAAGACGCGCGCCGCTCTTGGCGTGGCGCTGCGGCTCGGGCAGCCGCTCTACCAAGTGGACTACAGCGCGGTGATCTCGAAATACCTCGGTGACACCGCCAAGCACATTGCCGCCTGTTTCAAACGGGCGAGTGAACTCGGCGCGGTGCTCTTCTTCGACGAAGCGGACTCGTTGCTCTCTCGCCGCGTGAACGCCGGGGAGAGCTGCGCGACCAGCATCAATCAGAACCGCAATGTGCTGATGCAGGAACTCGATCGGTTCAACGGCGTGGTGATCGTGACGACGAACCTGTTCGCCAACTACGACCCGGCGCTGCTCCGGCGCATCTCGCGGCACATCAAGTTCCGGCTGCCGGACAAGGCGATGCGGCGGCGTCTGTTTGATCTTCACCTGCCGAATCGCGAGCGAGTGTTCGCTGACCTGAACATCCTCGCCACCGAGTCGAAGGGGCTGTCGGGCGGCGACATTCTCAACGTCTGCCTGAACGCGATCTATGCCGGCTCCACTGCCGATGATGCGCGCGAGTGGAAAGTCACCGGCACGGAACTGCTCGCCGAAGTCGCCAAGGTGAAAGCCGCCCAGCACGACCACCGCACTCCATTTTGCCGTGAAGCTACGCAGTCCGCGTAGTGAGCGGCGAGAACCAGAAACCAAAACCGAAAACAATGAAGACACCGAAAACCAAGAACGCGGCCACCGCCGCAGAACCGAAAGCGGCAGTCGCCGCACCCACGCCCGCGCCTGCGCCGACCTTGAAGAAGGTCAGCCTCGCCGGGTTCGCCACGCAGACGCCCGCCGGCAAGTCGGCGAAAGCCTATCCGCTGCTGCCCGACCCCGACGGCCAAGTCGGTGAGTTGGTCACCAGCATCCTCGACAAGAGCGCGCAAGTCGAAGCCCTCGAAGGCGCGCTTGAGTTGGAGAAGGCCGAGCTGATCGCCATCGCGAAGCCGTTCTACTTCACCCATCACCACGGCCAGCACGCCGTCGCCTCGTCCGTCGAAGCGCGCAGCCCGGAGGGCAAAGTCGTGCGCGTCGGATTCAGCAACTCCTACCGGGGCACGAGCGACGAGCCTGCCATCGGACGGCTCGCCGGCGAGCACGCGGCGCGGTATTTCAAGCAGTCCTTCGAGTTGAAGATCAAAGGCGACGTGATCCCGGAGGCCGCGGTTGAGCCGCTGCTGGCGGAGTTGCAGGAGTTGTTCGCGCGCCACGGCGCGAGCGCGGCGCTCTCGGCGAAGGCGACGATCAAGCCGACGAAAGAGTTTCACGCCGCGCGGCACACGCTGTTCTCCGTGGAGCAGAATCACGAGTTGGACAAAATCGTGCCCATCAGCGCGAGCGTGAAGACGAAGCTCGGGCGCGGAGGAAGCGACGATGAATAAGTTCACGCTCCGACTCGCCGATGGGCGCTGGGTCAGTTCGCCGACGAACACGGCGACGAGCAACGCGAACCTCGCGGGAGTGTTCACCGCCGCCGATGATGAGTCGGCGGCGGAGCTGCGCAGCGCGATGGAGCGGCTCCACGGCCCGCTGGAACTCGTGCCGTGGCAGAGTAAGCGCACCGACGCGCTCACTCGCCACGTCGAGAACGTCGCGCTGATGGACGAGGCTCAAGCCCCGTTCGCCGGTGCGGAGGTTCTCTACGCCTACACGCGCAAAGACGCGCTGAACGACGGCGTGCAGATCGACGTGAGTGATGTCGCGCGCGAGGCCGGGTTGAAGTTCCCGGTCTATCTCACCCGCGCCGTGTGGGAGAGCTACGTGACCGTGCCCGATGGCGTGCGCTGTCAGGACGAGAAGGGCCGACTGTGGGACATCGTGTGGATGCTCCGCTGCGCCGCACGCCGCACGAGCGGCCCGCAGATGCTTTTCGGCTTGCACGTTCGCAACGACAACCGCGACCGCACGCCGCCGCTCGTAAGCCTAAAGGCCGTGTGCGGTCCGCGCGACATCGACGACCCGCAGCCCGCAATCACCGTGATGCTCCCCGATGAAGACTGACGCGCCCATCGTCCTGACGATCTTCGGCAACGAGCGTTGCGTCGCCTCGCTCGACGATCTCGAAGCCGCCGCGAAGGCCATCCATCAGAAGGCCGTTCGTGAATCCGAGACGAGCGCCCCCTCCCTCCACCCTCGGCGCGGAAATCGAAGGTCAAATCAGTGTGATAAACGCACAATCCGGCCCTTCCGAAACGGAGGTTCCAAGACCATGAAGGCTCCAGCCCTGATCACGTATCCGGCGAGGCCGATTCAGGGCGGGCGTCTTGAGTTGGCTCCACCCAAGCGCGGCGTTTGGTATGCCGAACCGAAGTTGAACGGCTGGCGCGCGCTCATCCACACGCCTACGGGCACGATGTGGAATCGGCACGGCGCGTTACTCACCATCGCCGATTGCTTTCGGCCCGCGCTCGCGGCCTTGGCGAAGCTCGCCAGTCGCGGCATCGTTTGGGCCGACTGCGAAGCCCTCGAACGGCGGCACAATCTCGGTCGCGGCACGCTCGTGGTTCTCGATGCCGTGCCCGAGACAGGGTTGCCGAATTACATCGCGCGCCGACACATGCTCGAATTACTTCTTCCGTGCGAGTCGGCCTTTGACGGTGATGCGTCGCGCCGGGTGCCGTCCGGTGTCGTGATCCTCACTCCAGCCCGGCGTGTTGATTCCCAAGCCGACGCGCTGGCGTATTACCAAAGCCTGCGCGCCGCGAACCGCGCGCTCGGCTGCGATTTCTTCGAGGGCGTAGTGATGAAGCGCGCGGACTCCGCGTATCCCGTGCAACTCCGGTCGGCGACTGAGGAGTTTCGCGGCTGGGTGAAGCATCGCTTCCTCACCTAACCCACCGCGCCAGTTCGCGCGGCACTATCGCCCGTTACGTGCGGAATCCGCGCGAACCTCACGGCCACCATCAGCGCCCAGCCGCTGGTAGATTTGCTCAAGGATCGCGGAGTTTTGGGCGATGATCTCGCTGCTCTTCGTCAAGGCCGCGACCATCTCGGCGTTCGCCGTCTTGAGGTGCTGCTCGAACTCCGTCCGCGTGGCAACAATCTCACGCTGGAGAGCCTCGACTTGGCTGATGAAGTAGCGGGCGAGGAACCAGATCGTGATTAGTCCGATGACCAGCAGAGCGATGAAGAGCCAGCGGTCGTCCTGACGCGAAGCGTGGTCGATGGTCCTGAGCGTGTCGTCGAGCGGTGGCATGACGACGAGCGCGTGTCAAAGGAGGCAGTCCGAGTCCGGTGTTGACGCGGCGCACGCGGCATGAAGATCGACCGCGTCGGGCCGCAGCGCCGGGAGGAGATCATCCGCCTTTACTCCATCGAGAAGCTCGGGATCAAAGCCATCGCTCGCTACTTCTGTGCGCGCATCCCGGTGCATGGTATCCGGCAGACTTTGATGCAGGCTGGCGTCTATCGCGGTGCCGAGCGCAGCACGCCGGTGAAGCAGGAACGACGCGACCTGCTGGTGCGCGAGGAGAAGGACAAGCGGCATCGTCTTGCCGTTTGCCTTTGGCAGCTACGCACGGGAACCGGAGTCGAGACAACCTGCCGGCACCACGGCTGGAATCGAAAGTCGATCTGGAACGATTTGCGGACGCGCCAGTCGTATTGGCGGCTCAAGGGGCGGCTGGAGGTAAAGTATCCCCAGAATCGCGTGAATCACCGCCGCTACGAATGGGTCAGCCGGACCTACTCTTCGGAGCGCGCATTTGCGGATCATATCGCGGAGGTGTTCACCCGTTTTGGCATTGCCTACGAGCGGGAGCCCGGAGTGAAGGCCGCTTTGTGCCGCGCCGACTTTCGCATCTTTCAAACGCTGGTGGAGTGCAAGTCGGACGTGACGACCGCGGCGATGAACAAGGCTCTCGGTCAGTGCTGGGTCTACAAGGTGCTCGCCGGTGAAGATTGCATCGTAGTTGTTCCAGACGATGTGCATCCCCGCAAGGAATGGCTGGTGGCGTTCGAGAAGATGGGCGTCCGGATTTTCCCGGAGAGCGCGCTCGTGCAAATGCTGTCGGGCGAGTTGCCGCTCGCGTCGATTGCCACACGTTCGGCGCTGCGGAGCCGACGTTCGTTGCGCAACGAAGGCGCGCCGAGTGGGCGTGTGCAGCAGAGCGT